AATGGTTTGAAAGTTGATGTAGAATTGTTTAATAGGCATTTTGAAAACAAAACCAGCAAAGATAGGAATGGGTTTGTTTATACTCAATATAACCTATATACCGCAACAGGACGACCTAGTAATAGGTTTGGTAACATTAACTATAGTGCATTGAACAAAGAAAATGGATGTAGGGCATCATTAATTAGTAGATACGGTGATGAAGGTATGTTGTTTATGATTGATTATAGTGCCTACCACCCCCACATAGTTGCAAAGTTAATCAATTATAACTTACCGACAAATGCTTATGAATATCTTGGTAAGTTGTATTATGGTAAAGAAACTTTGACGGATGAAGAAATCAAAGCGTCAAAGAATCTTACTTTTCAATGTATGTATGGTAATATTCCAGTTGAACTATTAGAAATACCATATTTCAAGAAAATGAGTGATTATATTGCTCATAGATGGTTATTCTTTAGTGAACATGGTTATGTAGAAACTCCCATTTATAAAAGAAGAATTACTAAAAATCATATAAATGAACCGAGTCCAAATAAACTGTTCAATTATATCTTACAAGCAAGTGAAACTGAATTTGGTATGCAATCATTGGTTAGAGTAAATGAATACTTGAATAGTAAACAAACCAAAGCTATACTATATACTTATGATAGTGTTTTGTTTGATTGTCATACCAATGATAAAAAAGAAACTTTGGTGGAATTGAAACGGTTAATGTCAAACAATCAATTACCAGTTAAATGTTACATTGGTAAGAATTATGATGAAATGATAGTAATTGATATTTAAAAACTTTGATTTTCGTGTATATAGTAATATTTATATATACGAATGAATACAGATGCAGAAATAAAATTAAAAGACTTACAAAGTAAGTTAGAACAGGTTGACACTGTTATGCCATTGCCATTCAGTCAACAGATGCGAGAAAGTTTTCCGTTATATAAGATATTTGGTGAACAAGGAGATTATCATCCAAAAGAAAAAAGTTTACTAATAAAATGGTTAAAATTATCCGCTGACATTGAAACGATTTTAAAAAGCATAAAACAACTCAATGATGATTCTGTAATTAACGCAGTAGATAAAAATAAATTATATCAAAATTATGCTGATATTAAGTCTAGAATTGAATTGGCATCTGGTACATCTGTAACATTGGCAAATGTAACTTCTGCAAAACCAACTGGTTTTATTCATCAAGACATCAAAAAGTTTTATGAATCATTTAATAAAAGTGGTTATGCAAGTAAAGATAAGAAAAAAGAAAATACCGCAGATGTAGTATTATTGTATAATTGCAGTATATCCGAAATTCAAATTGCATTAAAAGATAGAAAAGTAAGTGGTACCACTGAAAGTTTATGTGAAATAACTGGTACTGGAAAGAAATTCGCAATGGTTTCTTTAAAAGCAGGTGGTGATAGTTATCGTATCGGAAGAATGAAAGGTGCTTTTGACATACTTCCAGATAAATTAAGTTTTTCTGGTACACCTGCACAAAGAGAAAAATACTATCAATGGTTGCAGTCACAACAATTAGATGGTAAACCAATTGAAAAAGATCCACGCAGTGTATTTACTGGTGGTGCTCCTATATTTGAAGAAATTTATATTGGTAAAACACTACTAACTGAAATTGAATTTATATCATCATTAAAGTCGTCTCTTAATAGAATTTCATCTAAAATAGGAGATTTATCTGCCGAATTAACAAAAGGATGGAGTGATTTTACACAAAAAGTTAAAAACACTATTGTAAAGATTTTTGGTAATATTGAACAAAAATGTCAAGAAGACATGAATTATGCTAGAAATCAATATTCTGCTATGTTTAATAGTTGGGATAATATTGAAAAAGAAACTGGTGTTTTATCAGAAGCAAGAGAATCCGATGAAGAATTGGTAAAGATGACGGATTCATTGAAGAAAAATGTTACTATATTTATTCAACAAGTCAATAGAATTCAACCAGATTCATTATTTAGTGCCATTAATGAAAAGGTAAGATTAATAGATAATAAGAATTTGTTCATGGTACAACTTACAGGAACTACACCGGAAGATGTAAAAGAAGTAAAGAATGCTTCTATAAAGGTTTATAACGATTATTTTAACGCATCTACTAAGGGTGATGTTCCGTTAAATAAAGGTGCTTTTAGACCGATGAATATTTTCAATTCTAACATTGCAGCTATTGTATTTTATGAAAAGTTCATTGAAAGGTTTATGAATGTTGGCAATGAAGCTCAAATTAAGAAAGAGTTTATTCAATTTGCAAGTCAAATATCTGCCGAAGCAATTTTCGGAAACAACGATAGTCTTCCTCTTGTAGTATTTAATGGTAAGACAATTAACAGAATGGGAACCAAGAATGAATTTTCAAGTGGTAAAAAGTTAATTGATGCAAATGAAAATAAGAATTTTAGATTAAGTAAATTTGAAGTTAGTAAAAATAAAGAGGGAACATATTTCGTTGTATATTTATATATTATCTTTGATATACGAGAAGAAGAAGAAAATGGAAAAGTAGAAGTAAAACCATTTTATTCGGCAATTGAATTAAGAAATGAAAGAGGAAGTAAGTTTTCTTTCAAGACAGAAATTCACCGTTCCAATTTAAGTGAAGAAGATGTATTTTAATTATGAACATCAAACAAATATTTTTTGAAACATTAGAAAAGGCAAGTACCGACAATTCAATTGAAAACGGTATATTTGACATTTCTAAACAAGAACATATTGAAGTACTAAGAGAATATCTATTAGAATCAAATATAGATTCTAAAATTGTCAATCAATATTTGAATAAAATGCTTGAAGGTAAATATCCTGAAAGACAAGCATACAATTCAAATGGTATTCTCGTAACATTTCCAACTCCTGAATACAAACAAAAAGCTATTCAAAGAGGTACTCATTTTGAAGAAAATCCAAAAAAAGGTCAAGCCAATGTGTTTACAAGAGATGAACAACCAGAACAACCAAGTGGTCAACAAATTGAATTTGAACCACAACAAACTCAATCTGTTCAACAACCAGTACCACAACAAAAAAAGAGTGATGATAGAACTCCTGAAGAAAAAGAACAAGATGCTTTAGCAATTGAAAAAGAATTGACTAATGAATATACATTAGAAGAAGCTTTAAAATACGGATTTTATAACAAAAGAAATAGTTGGTTTGATTCTTCGGGAGATTATGTTGGTAAATTGTGGAATATAGATGGTAAACAATTAATAATAAAATAAATGAAGAATAAACAACTATTGTGTACATTTACCAATTCCAAAGAATATAATGACATTATCCAAGAAATAAAAAATTTCTATAGTGTTATTAACGGTAAAATATTTTTGCTATGTAATGTCAACAACCCAAAAGAATTGTATGCTACATATAATGTTGACATAATCGATGGGAATACGATGAAATTTCGTAACACCATTAGTGTTCATAGAAAAAAAGATACAAATACTCTTTATACTTTGAATGCGATGAACAAGTTGATTGCTGAAGAAAACAATGGTGTTTTTGATAAAACATTTCAATTGGATTGGAATCTCTACAGAAATTCAATTATTTTAACGAGCGAAGTATCGGTCAAAATCGTCTCTGTCAAAATTTTTGATATAATAAGTTGAATTCTTTTCGGATGTCATATATATTGATGACAACTTAATTGGTTGTCGTTAAATAATTCGTGTGAGTTATCTAATTAACTAATTAACTAAATTAATAATTAAAAAATTATGGCATTAGATATATCAAAATTGAAGAGCCGTTTGAGCTCTCTAACAAACCAAGGCAACAAAACCAATCTAATTTGGAAACCAAAGCCTGGAAAACAAGTGGTTCGTATCGTTCCCTACAAGTATCAACCTGATAATCCTTTTATTGAGTTGAAGTTCCACTATAATATCAACAACAAGACTTATCTATCTCCCGATAGTTTTAACCGTCCTGATCCAATCGTTGAATGGTCTAATCGTATGAAGAAGACCGGAAACAAGGAAGACTGGATTTTGGGTAAGAAGATGGAACCAAAGATGCGTACATATGCTCCTATCATCGTTCGTGGTGAAGAAGGTGAAGGTGTTCGTTTCTGGGGATTCGGTAAGAATGTTTACCAAGAAATTCTAAGCATCATCAACGATGTTGATTATGGTGATATTACTGATTTGGTAAATGGTCGTGATATTGTAGTAGAATTCCGTACCGCAGAAGATTCTGGTAAGTCATTCCCAGAAACTACAATTCGTGTTAAGCCAAATGCAAGTGTTGCAATTGATGTCGCTCAAAAAGATATTCTAACACAACAAACCAATATTTTGGATTTGTTCCCAGAATTTTCATATGAAGAACTCAAGGGTGTAATGAATGCATGGTTGAATCCAGAAACTCAATCTCCTGAAGGAACTGTCAACACTATTGTTGAAGATGACGCTCCGTTTACCGCACCTCAAACACCAGCACCAAGTGCAGTTAAAAGTCCTACTGCCTCACCAAGTGCAAAGGCATCAAAATCAAATACGGATGATGTAGCAGCCGCTTTTGATAATTTGTTTAACAGTTAAATAAATTGTTTGTAATGGGGTGGTAGTATATATTACTGCCACCCCTATTTTAGTTTTATATTATTATGAAAAAGAAAAATCAAGTTACACAAGAAACTCCTCAAAGAGATGAGTTAGTAGAGTTACTCGCAAATGAGTTAAATAAAGCCAATAAAGATGGCGGTAAGATTGCTTATTTCTTGGATGAACAAGAAAATCCCGCTGAAATTAGTGATTGGATTAGCACAGGTTCTTCTATTCTTGATCTAGCCATTAGTAATCGTCCTCATGGTGGTTTACCAGTTGGTAAGATGGTTGAATTTAATGGATTGGAAGGAACTGGTAAGAGTCTAGTTTCTGCTCACGTTGTAGCAGATACACAAAAGAAAGGTGGTATTGCAGTTGTTATTGATACTGAAAATGCTGCTGCTCCAGAATTCTGGAAAAGTCTTGGTGTAGATCTATCAAAACTTCTATATGTTCAATGCGAAACTGTTGAAGATATCTTTGAAAAGATGGAACAAATGATTGGAATTGTAAGAAAGTCCAATAAAGATCGTATTCTTACTATCATCGTTGACTCTGTTGCAGCCGCATCAACAAAAGTAGAATTGGAAAGTGATCATGGTAAAGATGGATTTGCTACTGGTAAATCTATTATTATTAGTAAAGCTATGAGAAAGATTACCAATATGATTGGTAAACAGAAAGTTCTTACTGTATTTACTAACCAATTGCGTCAAAATCTAAATGCTATGGCATTTGGTGATAAGTATGTAGTGTCAGGTGGTAAGTCACTTGCTTATCATTGTTCAGTTCGTGTTCGTTTGAACAACACAGGTAAACTCAAGAAAGGTGAAGAAGTTATTGGCAATGAATGTAAAGCAGTAGTTGTTAAGAACCGTATGGGTCCACCACAACGTCAAGCTTCTTTTGATATTTACTTTGATAGTGGAATTGCAGATTATGGTTCTTGGATTAAGGTATTGAAGGAAAACAACTTGATTAAACAAGGTGGTGCTTATTATACCTATAAAAAAGATGATGGAAGTGAATGGAAGTTCCAGTCTAAGGACTTTGTAGAAACAATGAAAACAGATAAAACTTTGAGTGAAGAAGTTTACTTGAAGATTTGTGATTCTGTAATCATGAAGTACAAAGATCCAAATAGTATTATTGTTGATGACGCAGTTGTTGACAATGATGAAGATGCTGGTGTATCATCTGAGAATGAGTAATCTATCTGACAGTGAAAAAAAGAGGTTGTTTTCTTTATTTGATAATGTAAAACAAGAAGACAGAGTTGGAGGATTGAATAGATCCTCCGAATCTGAAATACTAATTGTTGATTTCATGAACACTTTTATTAGAGCGTTCATGGCCTCCCCCTCCCTCAATTCCAATGGTAATCATACTGGTGGAATTGCAGGGTGCTTAAAAAGCATTGGTTATGCAGCTAAACTAATTAATCCTACAAAGATTGTAGTTGTATCTGATGGTCAAGGGGGTTCACTGAAAAGACGGAAGATTTATCCTCAATATAAGAGTGGTAGAAAGACTAAGATTAGGCTTAATAGAGCTTATGATGATATTACTACACCAGATACTGAAGATAAAAATCTAAAGAAACAGTTGTTAAGAACCGTTCAATATTTAGATAAATTGCCTGTAACAACTATGGCAATTGATCATATTGAAGCTGATGACACAATTGCATATTTGGCAACAGAATATTTTAAAAATAGTAATGTTACCATTATGAGTGCTGATAAAGATTTCTTACAATTAGCTGGAGATAGAGTTAAAATCTGGAGTCCAACCAAAAAGAAATTGTATGGATGTGCAGAAATTCTATTGGAATATGGTATTAGTTGTAAGAACTTTATCAACTATAGAGTAATGGAGGGTGATGATAGTGATAATATTGACGGCATTAAAGGTGCAGGATTAAAAACTATTATCAAGTGTTATCCTATTCTTACAGAAGATAAACAGTATACATTACAAGAACTATATAATTATAGTGATACCCACAAGGGTAAATTGAAGTTATATGATAGTGTATTGGAAAACAAAGATATCATGCAACGCAATTATGATCTAATGCAGTTGCATGATACTCAAATTCAATCATTCTCGCAATTGAGAATTAATGAAATTATGGAAAAGCCAATCTGTAAACTTGACAGATTTGGTTTTAGCAAATTGTTGGTGGAAGATTGTATGCAAAATAACTTTCCAAATAGTATGATATGGTTGAATGAAGTATTTGGAAAAATTAATTCAATGGTTCTGTAAATATTCTTGGTTTACAGAAAAAGTATGATAGAGTTGGTGTAGATAAAATATATTAAAAATATGTCGGAAAAAATTATTGATAACCTAAAAAAATTCGGATCTGAATTCCAAATCAAATGTATTAGTGGTTTGGTGTCGGATAAAACATTCATTGAACGTATCAGTGATATCTTGGAACCAGATAGTTTTGAGACTGATGCACATAAATTTATCGTTAAAGAAACGATTAGTTATTTTCTTCAATACAAAGATTTGCCAACATTGGCAGTCTTTAAGGTTAAAGTAGATGGTATTGAAAATGAATTGTTGAAACAATCGGTAGTAGAACAACTTCGTTTGGTTTATCAAAAAATCAGTGATACTGATTTGAAATACATCAAAGAACAGTTTCTTGAATTTTGTAAGAATCAAAAGATTAAGAATGCTATTATGGAGAGTGTTGATCATTTGAAGAGTGGTCAATATGACAAAATCAAACATGTAGTTGATGTTGCGATGAAAGCTGGTATGGAACGCAATATTGGACATGAATATATGGTTGATATTGAAAAACGTATGAGTCAAATGGCTCGTAAAACCGTCAAGACTAATTGGACAGAAGTTGATAGTATTATGGATGGTGGTCTTGCTGGTGGTGAACTAGGAATTATCACTGCTTGTGCTGGTAGTGGTAAGAGTTGGGTTCTTGCTAAGATGGGTGCAGAGGCAATGAAACAAGGTAAGAATGTATTACATTATACTTTGGAATTGAATGAAAACTATGTTGGTCTTCGTTATGACGCTTGTTTTACTGGAATTGATTTCCAAAACATTCGTAACAACATTGACATTGTTAAGAAGAAGATTGCAGAAGTGCCTGGTAAATTGATTATTAAGTATTATCCAATCAAGACAGTATCTGCACATAGTTTGAAGCTTCATGCTGAACGTATTCAAACTCTTGGTACCAAGGTTGACATGATTATTGTTGACTATGCTGATATTCTACGTCCATCACAAAGTGAACGTAATAGTAACAGTTATAGTGAAGCTGGTGGTATTTATGAAGAACTTCGTGGTGTAGCTGGTGAATTACAAGTTCCCATTTGGAGTGCTTCACAGAGCAATCGTGCTGCTATGGATGAAGATATTATTCAAGCAAATAACATTTCTGATAGTTATCGTAAGATTATGACGGCTGACTTTGTTATGTCATTGAGTCGTAAGATGTCTGATAAACAAGCTAATACAGCACGATTCCATGTAATTAAGAATCGGTTCGGACCAGATGGTATTACATTCCCTGCTAGAATGAATGCTGGTTGTGGTGATATCAGAATCTTTGCGGAAAATAGTCGTGAAGGTATGGGTATCTTGAATGAAATGAGTCAAGAAGAAAATGTAGTCAAGAAAATGATGAGCAACAAGTGGAATGCTCATAGTACAGAGGACAGTGAATAACCTATATATCAATTTGGGGAGAAAAAGTTTCTATAAAACAAGATTTATTTAAAATTTTATTTTAGTCTTTTTCTCCCCGATTGGATAATTATTTTTTACCCATATGAATAAAGAAATTTATATTAAAAAACGTAACGGAAATTTAGAAAAGTTTAGTGCAGATAAAATCAATAAGGTTTTGCAATGGGCAACCGATGATGTTAAAAATGTTAGTTTTGAAGAAGTTGCTATGAATGCTCATCTATCATTCTTTGATAAGATGTCTTCTGGTGATATTCATACAATGTTGATTGAAGCTGCGTCAAATTTGATTAGTGAACAAAAACCCAATTATCAATATGTTGCATCAAGACTATTGAATTATAGATTGAGAAAGAATGTTTGGGGTGGAAAGAATCCTCCTAAACTACATGATCTTGTTAGAGCTAATGTTGATGCATTGGTGTATGACGAAGAAATTCTAGAATGGTATACCAAACAAGAATTTGATAAATTGGATGAATATTTGCGTCATGATAGAGATCTTAACTTTACATATGCTGGTATTAAACAGTTGTGTGATAAATATCTAGTACAAAATAGAGCTACTAAGGTTATTTATGAAACACCACAGTTTGCATATATGCTTATTGCAATGACTTTCTTTAAAGACTATAAAGAAAACCGTCTTGAATATGTAAAGAAGGCTTATAACTACTTTAGCAAACATAAGATTAATCTACCCACACCAATCATGGCTGGTGTAAGAACTCCAATGAAGAGTTATGCTTCATGTTCACTATTCACTGTAGATGACGATCTTCGTAGTATTTTCAGTAACAATAGTGCAGTTGGTTTTGCCACTGCAAGTCGTTATGGTATTGGATTGAATCTATCAAGACTACGTGCTACTAATGCTCCTATTCGTAATGGTGAAGTAATGCATACTGGTCCAATTCCATTTGCTAAAGCATTTGAATCTACTGTTAAGAGTTGTCATCAAAACGGAATTAGAGGGGGTAGTGCCACCGTCAATTTTGCATGGTTCCATTATGATATTCTAGACATTCTTGTATTGAAGAACAATCAAGGTACTGATGATAACCGTGTTCGTAAGTTGGATTATTGTATTGGATTAGACAAACTAATCTTTGAACGATTCTTAAAGAATCAAGATGTAACACTATTTAGTTACCATGAATGTCCTTCACTATGGAATACTTTTGGTATGGAAGGATTCAAGGAAAAGTATGAAAAGGCTGAAGCTAATAAGAACATCAAGTTCAAGAAGAAAGTACCTGCTCGTGAACTGATGGGACTATTGGCTAAAGAACGTCTTGAAACTGGACGTATTTATACAATGTTCGTAGATCATGCTAATGAACATGGTAGTTGGTTGGATCAAGTAGATACCAGCAATCTATGTCTTGAAGTTAATCACCCATTGATTCCAATCACTGATGTCAATGATAAAAACGGAGAAATTGGTGTTTGTATCTTGGCTGCTTTGAATTGGTTAGAAATTAAAGATGATGAAGAAATGGAAAGTGTCTGTGACATTATCGTTAGAATGTTGGATGCTTTAATTGAACATCAAGATTATTTCGTACCAGCCGCAGAAAACTTTGCTAAGAAACGTCGTAGTCTAGGTGTAGGTGTAAGTAATTTGGCTGCTCTATTGGCTAAAGAAGGATTGAAGTATTGGGATAAGGATGCTCCAAACTTTGTTGCTAAGTGGATGGAAAAGACTAGTTACTATCTAATCAAGGCTAGTGTTGAAATGGCAAAAGAAGTTGGTAAGTGTGAAAAGTTTGATCGTACTAAGTTTAGTCAAGGTGTATTGCCAATTGATACTTATAAGAGAGATGTAGATGAATTCATCACTGAACCTCTACATTGTGATTGGGA